TGCAGTTTGTCGAGAGGGTCAAGAATGAAATTAATCAGAGAAGAATTCCAAGCACATCAGGTGGTGTCAACTACATTGATGCAACTTACAATCCAATGAGTATCAATGAAGACTACTTCTTTCCGCAGACAGCAGAAGGCAGAGGTTCAAAAGTTGACACACTACCGGGTGGTACAAACCTAGGTGAGATCGACGACCTAAAATTCTTTACAAATAAACTATTCAGAGGATTGAGAATACCAAGTTCATATTTGCCAACTGGACCAGATGACTCACAACAACAATACAACGATGGAAGAGTAGGTACTGCTTACATACAAGAATTACGTTTCAACAAATATTGTGCAAGATTACAAAGTATGTTGAACCCTACGTTCGATGAAGAATTCAAACTTTGGATAAAATCAAAAGGTTACAACATAGATAATTCAATGTTCGAACTAAAATTGAATCCACCACAAAACTTTGCACAATACAGACAAACTGAAATGGATCAGCAACGCATACAATCATTCACACAGGTTGCCGAATTGCCTTACATGAGTAAAAGATTTGCTCTTAAACGTTTCTTAGGACTTACTGAAGAAGAAATGGCAAGAAATGCTGACCTTTGGGCTGAAGAAAACAACGTGCCGCAAGGCAAGAAAACTAAAAGTAATCAATTAAGATCAGGCGGAGTTACACAGGCTGGTATACAGAGCGACTTAGACCAGTTTGCTGAGCCTACTGCCGAGCCAGAATCACCAAATCCTGAGGCGCCAGCAGGTGGACAACCAGGCCAAACACCAGGCGGCGGTGGCACAACTCCAGGTGGAACAGGCGGAGGCGGCCAGGTTTAGGTTAAATACGAACAATGAAGCTATACGAATTCTTTACATATACTGAAAACGGGTTTGAACAAGACAAAAACTATGAACCCGAGAACGATATATCTGTGTTAGACGCAGAAGACACACGAAAAACACGCCTAACACTTTCAGATATCAATTCTATGAGGTTAGCTTCTGAAGAGCACGAATCTCAACAAAAGGATGAAGCAAAGTTTGTTCAAAAAATGTACGGACAGCCTGCACAAAGCGATAACTTAGAGCTATAATGTCAAAAATAGCTTTCGTGTTAGGTAACGGAGAATCCCGAAAAGGCATACAAATAGAAGAACTTAAACAGCACGGCACTGTTTTTGCCTGTAATGGTGTGTACAGAACAGAACGTCCAGACTTCTTGATAGCAGTAGATCCAAAAATGATCCTTGAGATAGCAGAGAGTGACTATGTTATACATAATAAAGTGTGGTCTAATTTCAATGCACAGTATAATAAAAATCAAAAAATACTAGATAATGTACAGTGGTTCAAGCCAAGCTTGGGGTGGAGTAGCGGTCCAACAGCTTTGCGGATGGCTTGTGAGCATGGATATGAGGAAATATATGTGCTTGGCTTTGATTATCAGGGTCATAATGATCCAAAACAAAATAACAGATATAAATTTAACAATGTGTTCAAAGATACTAGGAATTACAAGCGTAGTGTTGATGAAGCAACTTTCTATGGCAACTGGATGAACCAAACAAAACGTTGCCTACAGGACTTTAAGAACATAAAATTCACTCGTGTGGTACCTAAAGGATGGTTTACTCCTAAAGATCTTGAATGGAATGAAAACCTAAAACATCAAAACCTTGATGAATTTGTTTTACAATACAAATTAACAGTAAAATCATAAAAAAAACAGCGTTTTTACGCCATTTATCAGCCCGTTTTTTGTGTTGTATCGTAAATAATACTGCTTATAAGTACAAATCGCATAAAAGGAGCACGTGTAATGACAAATAAATTTGAACAATTACTAGAACTTCTTATCAACGAAGAGCAAGATAAAGCAGAAGCTTTATTTCATGAAATCGTTGTTGAGAAAAGTCGTGACATCTACGAAAATCTAGCAGATTCAGAAACAACAACTGAAGCAATGCATGATAAAAAAGATGACAAGAAAAAAGATATGAAAGAAGAAGAAGTTGCTGAAACTTCAGAAGAGTCTAAAGACGAAACAGTAGAAGAGACTGCTGAAGAGTCAAAAGACGAGGAAGTAAAAGAAACTTCAGAAGAGTCAAAAGAAGACGAAGCTGTTGACGAAGAAGTCGAAATCGAAGACGAAGCTACAGAGTCAGAAGAAAAATCAGAGGAAGAATCAATTGAAGAAGTAGGCGGTGACGCAACTGATGAATTGGTTAAAGATATTTCTGCAGACCAAGAAGGCACTCCAGAGATGGCGGCAGATGACATGGGTAAAGACATGGATGCTGACATGGATGGTGATAAAGAAGGCGACGAAGACATGGAAGACAGAGTAGTTGATCTTGAAGACGCTTTAGATGAACTAAAAGCTGAATTCGAAAAAATGATGGCAGACAAAAAAGACGGCGACGACGAAGATAAAGACGAAGCTGTTGAAATGCCAGCAGAAACTCCAGCAGAAGAGCCAATCATGGCAGGCGAAGGCAAAATGTCTGACAAAAAAGACATGAAGAAAGAAGCTATGCATGATAAAAAAGGCATGAAGAAAGAGGCTATGCACGGTAAAGATAAGAAAAAAATGGATGAATACAAAATCCAGAAGAGTGCAGATACAGCCGATCATTCAGACAAAGGTGCAAAATCACCAGTCAATGCAAAAGTAAAAAGCATGGGCGGTGGAGTGCATAACATTGCCAAAAGTGGTGCAGAAGAAAAAGGAAGACCGGCACCAACTGCTCAAAAAATGAGTGATTTCGAGAACAGTCCAGGTAAAGACAAAGGCACATCAATGAAGAAAGAGGTGAAGCCAATGACAGCGGACGGTTCAGACAAATCAGCAAAAAGTCCAATTAACGCAAAAGCGAACTAATTGAACTTTTAGGAGTTTGGAATGTCACTATATCTTAGAGAACATCTAACTTACGATCAGGCCAGAGTACAGATCCTACACGAAGGTGAACACGGCAAAGATTTGTACATGAAGGGAATCTGTATTCAGGGAGGCATTAAGAATGCAAACCAAAGAATTTACCCAGTAAATGAAATTGGAAAAGCAGTCAAAACTCTTAATGACCAGATCGGATCAGGTTATTCTGTTCTTGGAGAAGTAGATCATCCAGATGATTTAAAGATTAATTTGGACCGAGTGTCACACATGATAACTGAAATGTGGATGGACGGTCCAAATGGATACGGTAAAATGAAAATTTTACCAACACCGATGGGTCAACTTGTCAAAACGATGTTAGAATCAGGTGTGAAGCTAGGCGTATCTAGTAGAGGAAGTGGTAACATTTCTGAATACGGAAGCGGCGAAGTTTCAGATTTTGAGATAATAACGGTTGATGTTGTGGCCCAACCTTCGGCACCGGGTGCTTACCCAACGCCAATTTACGAACACCTTATGAATACAAAGGGTGGTAACATGGCAAAGGGGCTGGCGGCCGAAGTTAGAAACGACGCAAAAGCACAAAAGTTCCTCAAAGAGGCACTTACAAACATAATAAAGGACCTAAAATAAAATGATCGACGCAATATCAAAACTTGTTGAGTCAGGCGCTATATCAGAAGACGTTCAGAAGAGCATTCAAGAAGCGTGGGACAGCAAGATTAAAGAAAACAGAGAAGTCGTATCAGCTGAATTAAGAGAAGAATTCGCAAAAAGATACGAGCACGATAAGAGCAACATGATCAAAGCAATAGACAAAATGATGACAGAGAAGTTATCTGATGAAATCACAAAGTTTGTTGAAGACAGAAAAGCTCTTGCACAAGAAAAAATTGCTTACAAAGAAAATGTAGGCAAACATTCTGAGAAGTTACAAGAATTTATTCTTAGTAAATTAACAGAAGAGTTAAAAGAACTACACAGCGACAGAAAAGGTGTTCATGAAAACTTTAAGAAAATGGAAGAGTTTGTAGTAAATGCTCTTGCAAAAGAAATCAAAGAGTTCCATGAAGACAAAAAAGGAGTTGTGGAGACGAAAGTTAAACTAGTAGCCGAAGCCAAAAAACAAATGGCTAAGATGAAAGAAGCTTTCATAACAAAATCTGCTAAAGTTGTAGAGAATGCAGTAAACAAAAAACTTGCTGAAGAACTAGCAAGTCTTAAAGAAGACATTACTGCGGCAAGAGAAATCAACTTTGGTAAGAAAATATTCGAAGCGTTTGCTTCTGAGTACCAGAATTCTTACTTAAATGAGAAAT